CTGGGCTACCGTGAGCGAACAACCGCCCACGGGAGCACTGAACCACCATGTCAGTCCAGCTCGGCAAAGACGTAACGATCACGGGCATCAGCAACGCCCGCAGCGTCACGGTCAACAACTCTGCCGCGGAGGTCGACGTCACCAAACTGGGTGACACGAGCCGCAAGTTCAAAAAGGCCATGATCGAGCAGACGGTCGAGGTTGAGTGCGTCGACGAGCCAGGCGTGGCTGTAGGAGCCACTTTCACGCTTTCGGGCTCGAGCACCGGAAACGTGACATATGTCGTAACCAACGTTTCCAGGACCGACCCGATCGACGGAATCAGGACGTTCACCGTGTCGGCCAGCCGCAGTGTTTAGCAAACATAATCCGGGAGACTAACACGCATGGCCATCACGCTTGGCAATCACGGCGCCGCCCCTCCGTTTGGCAACCAAATCATTTCTGCGACCTACACCGAGGAGGTCGAGGTCGTCGACGTCACCAACCGCAGCAATGCGACAGGCACGTCCGGCAATCCCTCGTTCCGGGTCTACAAGACTGGCCTGACTAGCAAGCTGTGGGAGATCGAGTGCCACAGCGCTACGGGGCTGGTCACGGCGCTCAACACCAACGCGCCGACCTCCAGCTTTATCGTCATGGGCATCACCGAGAACATCTCGATTGACGGAGCGGTGACCTACACCGTGACCGCACGAGAGGGCTAATCCCGTGCCGATCGTTCTGGGAAAGGATGGCACCGTCACGGTTGGTTCGTCCGTTGTGGGCGTCCGTAACGTGACGTTCTCTGCCGCGGCCAGAACGATCGACATTGAGGAGTACGGCAGCCGCTATGTGCAGGTCTACCAAACTGGGCGCGACGTTTCGCTGTCGATGGAGGTCAACGACACCACATCAATCGCAGCCATAAACCTTGCGATTGCCGATGGCACAGAAGTAAACGTTTCGGGCGGCAGTAACGGCTGGACGTTTCCGGCAGTGATCACGTCGTTGAGTGAAAACTTCGCCGTTGACGGCGTGGTCACTTTCCAGGTCGAGGCCAAGGTGACAAGGAGCGGACTGAGACTATGAAAGAGTTCCGGGACGACCAGGGCCGGCCGTGGCAGATCGCACTAACGGTGGCGGCCGCGTTGCGTGTCCGCGACATGGTCAACATTGAGATTGACCAGCTCGACGAGGAGGGGCAGCCGACCGGCAGTCGGAAGTCGGTTTCGTTGGATATCGTCGACTTGGCGACCATCACGCAGACGCTTCAAGTCGTCCGCATGCAGTTTGCCAAACTGGGCGAGGTTCTCTACGCCATCCTGATGCGGCAGGTCGAAGACCGAAACATGACCAAAGACCAGTTTTTAGAGGGCCTGCGCGGCGATTCGCTTGAGGCAGCGTCTAAGGCGTTAGAGGAGGAGCTGGTCGATTTTTTCCCCCTCCGGCTGCGAAAGACGCTCGGCCTGATCGCAGCCAAGATGACCGAGGTGGCCGGCGAGCTGATGACGCAGGCGGAACAGGGACTGGAAAGCGTCAGCCCGACGGATCTGTCTGGAACGCTGTATGGGAAGCCGCAGCAATCCTCGGGGTCCACCCAGGAGAATGGACGATCCGGCAGCTGTTCATCGCCAGACAGTACCGCCTCGAGCACGATTGGTGGCACACCGCCAACATCCTTGCCCAGCAAGCCAACATCAACAAACCAAAGCACGCGCCAAAAGTCGACCCAGCCCGTCTGAACCCGTTTGCGAAAAAACGAGCGGCTCGCCAAGCAACGCCAGAAGAGATCGCGAAACTTCTTGGCGATGACTGGCACGAGGTAAACACGTCATGAGCAAGGTCCGCGGCGGGCAGGTATTTGTAGAGATCGGGGCCGACCCGAGCCAGTTGTTCAAGGTGCTGGGCAACCTCAACAGGCAGATCGGCCAGGTCGGCCAGCGGATGGCAATGGCCGGGGCTGGCGTCACAGCCCTCGGGACAGCCATCACAGCCCCGCTCGCGGCCGCAGCCACTGCGTTTGCCACGGTTGGCGATGCGGTCCAGAAGATGGCCTCCCGGACTGGCATGTCGACTGAAGCGGTTTCGTCGCTCGGCTATGCGGCTGAACAGTCCGGCACGGACATGGCAACGCTTGAAAAAGGCGTCCGTGGCATGCAGCGGGCCATGGACGCTGCGGCTACCAAAGGAGGCGAAGCTGCGGAATTGTTTCAACGGCTTGGGCTGGACGTTCGCGCGTTGTCGCAGCTGTCGCCGGAAGATCAGTTTGTCGCAATCGCCGACGCTTTGTCTGGCGTCCAAGATCCGGGGAAGCGGGCCGCGCTCGCCATGCAGGTGTTCGGCAAAGCTGGCGCCGCACTGCTGCCGCTGCTTGAAGGGGGAGCCGCTGGCATTGCCGAGCTGCAGGCCGAAGCAATCCGTCTTGGCATCGTCATGGATCGTGACACGGCCAACGCCGCCACGGCGCTTGGTGATGCTGTTGACGCAATGGGCAAGGGACTCCGCTCAATCGTCGTCAACATTGGCGGGGCGGTTGCCCCAATCTTCACGCAGGTGGCACGGGTCGTCAGCTTGGTGGCCGGTGAGTTCTCGCGGTTCGTCAAGGAAAACGGCCGGTTTGTCCAGATTGCACTTGCTGTCGGTGCTGGCGTCGCGGCGATCGGCGCAGCCCTGACGGTCGCTGGCTTTGCGGCCATGGGTCTCTCTGCTGGTTTGACGGCAGTTGGTGGCGTGATCGGAGCATTGCTGAGCCCGATTGCCCTCCTTGTGGCTGGTCTAGGTGCCGTAGTTGCGTTTGGTCCGCAAATCGCCGCGGGCATGGCTTCGGCATTTGGAAGCGTTGGGTCGGTCATCGGAAACGCAGCCAACACGATCGCCGGTCCCTTGCGTGCGGCCGTCCAAGACGCAGCCGTCGTGTTTGACGATTTGGGACAGACCGCCAGCACCACGATTCAAGGCATTTCGGACGCGCTCACGGCGGGCAACCTATCCGGGGCAATGGACATGCTGTGGGCCGGCTTGACTGCCGGCTGGCTCCGCGGCGTACAAGCCCTAATGAGCTACGTCGACCCGTTCGTGGCTGACCTGCAAAACACGTTCACCTATTTGGCCACGAATGTGATGAACATTTGGGAGACGATGAACAGCAACATTGCTCAGGCGTTGGTTACCGTCGGGGCAGTGATCATGGGGGTGGTCGACAACATCGTGAACGGCGTGATGGCGGCGTTTGATGCCATGGTGGCCGCAGTCCAGAAGTCATGGAACTGGGTCCAATCGTTTATTGTCGAGGGATACGACCTGGCGGAAGAGAACCGCAAGGTCGATAGCCAAATGGCCGCCCGTGCCCAAGAGCGCGCCGTCTCGAGGCCGGGCGTTGAGGGCCGAAACGCCGCCGCCAGTGAGGTCCGGCGGGGAATCCGAGAAGACGCTGCCCGCAATATCGAGGCCAACAACGCCGCGGCTGGAGCTACCATGGCGGGCCGGCTGGACGCAACCTCACAGCGTGCGGACGCCAGAACGGCTGCAACGCAGGCCGCCGAGGCCAGGGTTGCAGAGTTGGCGGCACAGTTTGCCACGGAGGCGGCAGCCGTGGCGGCTGACCAATCGCGTAAGGCCGGAACTCCGCTCGACGTTTCCGGTGCCGCCGCCACGCAAGCCGACATCGTCGGCACCTTCAGCGGTGCCGCGTTGGGCCAGCTCGGGTTCGGCAGCAACCTAGCCCAGAAGCAGCTGGACGAAACAAAAAGAACAAATGAAATTCTTGAAGAAAAGCTGGGCGTAGGAGTGCAGGACTAATGCCCTTTATCTTTCGCTGGGTCGAAGACAACGCCAGCCGCAGCGCCACCATTCATCGACTGGGCAAAAAAGCCACGTCGACCTACCGCAAGAGCTGGAAGATTTTCGGCACGTCCAACGACGTCGCGGTCCACGACGACGTCAACCAGACATTGACGGCTTACTATCTTTATTGGCAATACCCAGGTCAGCCACAAAATAGGCTTCATGCAGAAAGCTACACGCTTGAGTACCTTGGGGACAATGCTTGGCAGCTCGTCGTGTCCTACGCCAACGACGGCGGTGAGGATGACCAGCAAAGGGAACCGCTCAAAAGGTCGCGGTCTTTCGATACTGGCGGCGCAACACAGCACATTACGCAGGCTATCCCGAGCCAAGGGTTTCCCGACGGAGAACAACGTTTTCACACAGGTTCGCCAGCCGCCCCAAATATGCGCGGAGCGATCGGCGTCGACGGCGACAGTGTGGCCGGCGTGGACGTTGTGGTCCCGCAGCTGACCTGGACCGAAACCTACGACGTGCCATCGCAATACATTTCCGGCGACTACATCAAAACAGTTTCGAGCCTAACGGGCACTGTCAACAGCGAGCCGTTCAGAAGTTTCGCCGCTGGTGAAGTGTTGTTTCTGGGAGCGAGTGGCTCACAGGCTTGGGATCAAGACACCGGGGACGGCCCATGGTCCCTGTCTTACAAGTTCGTGGCGAGCGGCAACCAAGGGTCAAACAAAACGTTTCCCGCAATCACGATCGGTGACATTGAAGACATCGAAAAGGACGGTCACGATTATCTGTGGGTCCGTTACGAGGACAACGTTGACAGCGATACGTTGCTAAAGCGGCCAAAATTTGTCTACGTCAACAAAGTGTATCGTCGCGCTAGCTTCAAAATTTTGGGAATAGGCACCTGACATGGCTCGAGCTGACGGTCGCGTCACACCAGGACAAAACATCGCGACCGCTTTTTCTGCGCGCGCGTGGAACCGCGCGCAAGACGCGGCCGACCTCGTGCTCGGCAAAAGCCTGGGGGCGTTGGGGGCGCAGTCAAACGCCTATGACCGCGCTCCAAACATTATCACCCTAAGAAATGACACAGGCCTTAACATCGATCGTTTCAACGTGGTTGCAATTCAGGGAGTTATCGTTCACCCGGAATCGTCAGATTATGCAAGACGCTCGTTCGAACAGCGTCCCGTTCTGCGCGGCATCCGGCCAACTCGTTCCGATGGTGACCGTTTTGCCGTGTGCATAGAGCCTATAGCGGCTGGGGATTTTGGCCGGGCCGTCATTCGCGGGATGTTTGCGTGTAAGGTGCGCGTTAACGACTTGCGGCATCAATACGCCACTATCCTCAATAACGACATGACACAGCTCCAGACGACGACCTGCGGACGTGTGTTGTTGTTGTGGGTCGACACCACGAATCGGTCGCCCCCGCACGACGATACCTGGGCCGTTGGCGTAATCTAATGCCTAATGGCAACTCGTGCCGCTGTTGTGGGTTTGGCCTGGCCATGTCCGGGTTCACGGAGTATGCGGGTGCGTGCAATTTTTACAGCGCTGTCGTTGCTCGGACACAACGCACGGACGAAGACGGATGGGTTGTTGGCTCAATTGAGCCGCTCCAGTTTGTTGCGTCGAGTGTGATCTACATAGAACGTCTTCTGGTAGT